GTGAACCACGCTGTACCGTGTGGGGTGCCGTGGCGGCAAATGTGGGCTTCACAGTTCACTCGTACAGCAACGCTCAAGAAGCTTTGGATGTGTATTGGAGCCGCCACGATGCATTAACGCTGTTTGCGGTATCACATCCGCCAGTGGCATCAAATCCCGTTCCAGCGCCACAAAACGCAGGAACACCCCTTGTAGCGCCAAATTCAGCCAATCCAGCGCCGTTGCTCGATGGCGTGGTGACAGCATCCCGCGCGCCGAATCCTAAAGAAGTGTTGTACGCCGACGGTCAACTGGTTTCATTCGGTGTCAACAAGATCGTGATGGGTACGAATAACGGTTCGGTGACTTACGCGCTGTGGGGGCCGCTGGGTGCAAAGTACCCGCTCAAGACCATCTACAAAACCCGCGCCGGTAGCGATGCGAACAGTCCCGACTACATCGCCATGAAAGATTTGATTGTCGGGTTAGGGTTATCGGTAGACGCTGGCAAAATCGAAGCAGTGGGTAACTGGACACTGGTATGCAAGGCAACCCACGCGCCACAACCGGACGGCAGCAAAAAGGAATATCTCAACATCCAATCAGCAACCGCGATGTCGATGAACGCGAGTTGTCATGGTATCAACTGCTTATCAAACGCGGTTACGCGATTACTGGTGAAGTGTTGGCGCGTAGAGTACCGATTGCGAAAGCACCGCCAGAAGTAACTGAAGTGCCAATAAACGATATGAGTTTAGAGGAAAAGTTAGCAGCCATTCGCGGTCAACAGCAACGCAGGGCTATTGTATTGGCTGTACATGCGTTCATGGGTAGCAATACTGAGATTGAACGAAGCGAATTCTTAAGCGTTGCCCAGGAGTATATTGACGGGGGAAGCTAACCACCCCTATTACACGCCGCGCCCACGCGCCCCGGCAGCGCGGTAACAAAAACGCGCCCCAGTCCCTACCCCATTACTGGGATGCCCCTACACTTGGTAAGGAATTCGGTTCTAGTGGCGCGTTGTTTTAATGGTGTGAACGTCCTGTCCTGTGCGCGTTCACAATGGTGAAATCATCCAAGCCTATTATCGCACGACTGACTCTCGGTGTCAACCACCCGCGCCCGTGTCCGGCTTGTGTCGCGTTCCCGCCGACGTGGTGTATAACACACAACCCCGCTGTTATACGGGGTTGTGTGTCGTCTGGAAAACGTTACCTCGCATCCTACTTAGCACGGGGCTATCTCGGATACGCTGATGACTATTATCGCATACACGGACTCGGAGCGCAAGCCCCCGGCAGCGCGGGCGCGGTGTCCGGGTGGGCTAGCGTTTGCGTCCTATCGGGTTTACCGTTACGTTGGCATCGAGTACCGGGTGCGTCTCAATCATGCCCATGTTACGCAGTACCATCGCGGCGTATTTACCGGCCTTAAAACCACCTTTACCGGTGCCCTTAAATTCAGCTACACCAAACTAAATGCTGCCAGCGTAAACGCTGCCCAAATAGTTGGCGAAATTGATGGCGATACCGAAGTGCGTACCGGTATGAAACTGGCCGCAACAGCTTATAACCTGTTTGGTTACAACCCTAAAATTATTATTGCACCCGGTTACGCTACATTAAGCGGCGTACAAACCGAAATGAAAGCACAGGCCGCACTTTTCCGTGCAACTGCACTGTTTGATGCGCCTGCAGCAACAACAGTGGCTGGTGCCATTGCAGCCCGTGGCATAAGCGGTACCATTGGCTTTAATACCAGCGATAAACGTGTGGTATTGCTGTATCCAATGATAAAAACATACGATACTGCCACCGATACCGATGCCGCATATTGGTACAGCGCATTTATGGCCGGTGTAATGGTAAAAACCGATCAGGATTATGGTTACTGGTGGTCTCCATCAAACAAAGAAATGAAAGCCGCTACCAGCGTAGAGCGCAACATAACTGCCAATCTCAGCGATGCTGACACCGAAGCAAATACGCTTAACGAAGTTGGAATAGTAACTGTGTACAACAGTTTTGGTACGGGTTTCCGTATATGGGGCAACCGCAATGCAGCGTACCCCTCCAACACATCTGTTTGCAACTTTATCAACATTCAGCGTACCGATGATGTGGTGAGTGAAAGTGTTGAACTGGGCGCATTAAAATATATCGACAGGCCAATTGATCAGGCTTTTATCGACCTGGTACGTGAAGAGGGTAATAGCTTTATTGCATCGCTGGTACAGCGTGGCGCATTGTTGCCCGGTAGTAAACTGGTGTATAACCCTGCAGATAATGAGCCGGCAGACCTGGCAAACGGCCACATCACTTTCGAGCGTGTGTACATGGTACCGGCACCGGCAGAACGCATCACCTTTAAATCGGTATTGGATATAAACCTGTTAAAGGCACTTAAATAATTTTAAACTAATAACTTTCAACTAAATAAAATGGCAGCTATCGAGATAAACCGGATTACAAACGCCAACTGTTATGTAGATGGCAACTCCTATTTGGGGAAAGTAGAAGAAGCTACACTGCCCGATATTAAAAAGGTAATGGCCGAGCATAAAGCGCTGGGCCTTGTAGGTAAAATTGAGTTCCCGTCCGGCATCGATAAAATGGAATCAAAAATAAAATTCAACAGCATTTATCCCGATGCCATGAAGGTAGCTGCTGCATTCAATAAAGCTGTAAAAATTCAGTTACGCAGTAATGTAGAGGTTTACCAGGGCGGTGATAAAACAAGCGAAAAACCATACGTGGTATTTATGACAGGGCAGTTTACAAACTTACCTGCAGGCGGGTTTAAAGCTATGGAAAATGTGGAAGTGGAAATGAACCTGTCAGTAACAGCCATACGCATTGAATTTGACCGTGTAGAGTTGCTTAATTACGATGCCAATGCAAATATATACATCGTTGATGGGGTAGATCAGCTGGCAGATTACAGGGCAAACCTTGGAATATAATTTTTAACAAGCATAAAACCAACCAACATGCAACAAAATAACGCCGGCGATACAGCCGAAGCAAAAACCTATCCAACGCCACCAAACAGCGATGGATTTTTTTTTGAAGATGAAACCAACGAAGCTTTAAAAATTGAAAGCAAAACCTATGAAAACGGCAAAAAGGTAATGCGGGTAACCCTTAGTGATGGTACAGTTTGTATGCTGCGTGAATTGAGTGCAAGGGAAATGGAAATAAATGTTAAGCGTTTATGTGGCGATAATAAGGATCATGTTGAATTTGCGATGGTTTCGGTGGCAACAAAATTTGGCGAAGAGGTTAAAACCATTGAAGATATCATGGAAATGCGGAGCAAAGATTTTATAAATCTGAAAGTAGCCAACAGCCAGATAAATTTTTAACCAGTGCCGAAATTATAGCCTTTACATGCCAGTTTTACGGCACTGGTGATCCTGAAATAATAGAAAGCTGGCCAACAAAAAAAATAGAAAAATGGTACAACCAGGCGGTAATTGTACATAATAATTTAAATAAAGCAGATTAATGGCCGATGCGCTTAAAATAGCACTCATTCTTACCGCTGTTGATAAGGCTTCTGCAGTGTTCGATAAGTCGTTTAAAAAAATGAACGCCGGGCTTAAAGGGCTCGATAAATACAAATCAGCATTTAACAAATATGGTAACTATGCAACCCTTGCAGGCGGCCTGGTTACAGCTTCTTTTATACCGGCCATACACGCTGCCGAACAAAACGAAGTGGCTGTGCGTAAACTTGAACAGGTTTACCGTAGCATGGGGCAAAATGTTGAAGAGGCCAGTAAAAAATCACAGGCTTATGCCAGCAAATTGCAGTTCCAGATTGGTGTAGAGGATGAAGAGATAATGGCTGTGCAGGCAAAGCTGGCCATCTATAAAAACCTAAGCAACGAAACCAATCGCATGAACGGTATAATGAACAGGGCAACAGTTGCATTATACGATTTAGGTGCCACCGGTTTTGGTGATGCGGCAAGTAATGCTGTTAAGCTGGGTAAATTATTGAACGATCCGGTTAAAAACCTCAACGCATTAAGCCGTGCCGGCATACAGTTTACTGCTGCCGAAAAAAAGAAAATTGAGGCCCTGCAAAGGGCCGGTAAACTGCAACAGGCACAGGATATTATTTTAAAATCTGTTGAAAAACGTGTGGGTGGTGTAGCCAAAGCACAAACAACAGCCAGCCAAAAAGCACGTATGGCATGGAGTGAGGTTACCGAAAGCCTTGGTAAAACCCTTCTGCCAACCTTTACCCGTATCATAGAAAAAATAAACACGATCATACCTAAAATACAGGCGTGGATAGAAAAGAACGGTACTCTTATTAAGTGGATAGCCGGCATTTCTGCAGCTGCGCTGGGCCTTGGTGTTGCTATGAAGGTTATTGCCTTTGGTATTGGTGGTATTCAAATGGCCGGCAAAGCACTGGGTGTTGTTAGTAAACTATTGATGGCAAACCCTATAATACTGATCATTACCGCCATTGCTGCCGCAGCATACCTTATTTACGAGTATTGGGATGAGATTGTAGCCTACTTTACCGGCCTTTGGGATAAGGTAAAAGATATTTTTGGCGCCGTTTGGACATGGATCAAAAAAATATTTTGGGATAATAACCCGGCAGTACTTATATATAAAAACTGGGGCAAAATTGTACAGTGGTTTAAAAACCTGTGGGAAAAAGTAAAACAAACATTCTTAGGATGGATAAAATGGCTTGGCGAATTGCCCGGTATGCTTTGGAAAAAAGGGGTTGATTTTATAACCG